ATATGGAACTATTTGTCGCATCATTTCCTATGTTTATAGGGCCTGTTCCGGCATTAACGGTCATTACACCATTGGTACTGGTTATATTTAAATTGCCACTACCAGCCTGAATCGTCGTTGGTGATGTACTGTTAGTACTACCTACAGTAACCGTTTTAACGCCAGCACCAGTACCAATATTTACTGTACTTGTAGTTGCATCAGTTGCTAATGATACCGTTCCACCATTGGCAGTAATTCCAGCAAATGTTGTAGTAATTGTATTAGCCGATCCACCAAATGATAATCCAGTCGTACCACCTGTAAATGTGATTGCTGGACCTGTTTGTGCGCCTCCAGTATTACCGGTAATTGAAGTTATAACACCACTGAAAGTACCGACTGTACCAAGTTGACCATTTGATCCAATAAACACAGGAATACCATCAGCGCTTGCTGGGGTAATTCCACGTATACCATGAATGAATGATTGATTGAGTTGTTGAGTTCCTGTACCTGTTCCAGCACCAATTACTAATGTATTTGATTGTCCTGATGGTGCTGTACCATTATCATTTATTGCTATATTACTGCTTTCATTTGATCCATAACCAGTTCCTGCATTAGTTCCAATAACGACATTCTCTTGTCCAGTCGCTAGTGAATTTGCTGCATTTAAACCAAACAGAACGTTATGATTTGCATTACCTAATGAAACACCTGCACTTGGACCAATGATAACATTATTAGCTGCACCGCCAGATAAAGAAGATGCTGCATTATTACCGATTAAAATATTACCATTACCTGATTGTGAACCTCCTGAACCTCCACCAATCATAATGTTTCCGGTACCACCACTGAATGAAACACCTGCACCATTACCTAGACAAACATTATTATTGGCACCAGTCATTGAAGCACCTGCACCTGTACCAATAAGAGTATTGCCAGTAGAATTGGTTATCGATGCCCCTGATCCATTACCAACCATCACGTTATTCTGACCGGCATTCAAGGAAGTTCCTGCACTTGAACCTACAACAACATTACCATTACCTGAGAATGCTGTTGTAGCAGAATTATTACCTAAAACAGTATTATTAGAACCAGATATTGAAGCATTTCCTGAATTTAAACCAATAATGGTATTACCACTAGCATCAGTGACGTTCAATTGAACTATGTCAGAAGCTCCAGGAGCACTAAATGATACTGTTGATCCCGAATTTAATGTTGCAGTATTAGCTATGATATTGAGAGTTCCACCACTTTGCGTTGCAGTACCATTATCAGTAGGGAATGATGAAGCGCCACCACCACCACCGCTTGCAGCAATAGTAATAATATTAGCACCAGGAGTAATAGTTATACCACTACCGGCAGTAATCACAGCAGTTCCAAGTTGATTACTAGCTTCAGTTACTACTCTAGCAACAGATCCTACGTTTACACCATCAATACCACAAATAAACGCTTTTGCTAATTCTTGTGTACCTGTACCGGTTGCTGATCCTATCCTCAATACATTTGATTCAGCTACTGTTCCTAATGAGCCAATAATTATATTGCTACTTTCGCTCGAGAGATAATTACTTCCCCCTAAAGAACCAACAATTATATTATTAGATCCAGTTGTTAACAATACACCTGAGTCACGACCAACAAAAACATTATCTGCACCTGTACTAAGATTCTCGCCACTCAATGTACCTACTATAGTATTATTATCTCCAGTAAGAAGGGGTCCACACCCTTGTCCTACTATAGTATTATTTGATCCTAATTGTGGTACGCTTCCTGAATTAGCACCCAAAATAGTATTGTCATTAATATCAGTAAAATCTAAAAGAAGTTCATTTCCACCATTATGAATGAATTGAACCGTTGATCCACAATTTCTGAATGGAGAAACACCTGCTCTAATAATGATATTACCTGCACTGGGGAATATAGGATCCCCATCATCGCCAGTAATAGTAGTGACGGCACCATCCGCAGAAACATTCTCGAACGTTGGTAGTACTCCAATACCATTTGACGTTAATACTTGTCCAGCAGTTCCGGGATCTTGAATCACTTCAAGAGGACTTGTACTAAATTGTCCCGCTAAAATAACACCAAACCCTTGTTTACCAATTGCCATTTCAAATAATTGGGTTCCCGTACCACCTTCAACAATTGGTAAGGGAGATCTTTGTTTATATGACATAGTAGTCTCCTAATATAATTCGTAAGTTGTTCCATTTCCTAGGACGGAAGTAGCTTGAAAATCATTATCCATTACAAATGTAGTTGCACCATCAATGTCGACTGCACCGCCAACTGTTGTAACAGTAATATTATGAACCGAAGCGTTTCCAGTTCTATCTTTTATAACATATGGTTCACCAAGAAGTGCACTATTAGGTAATTGAATTGTTATAGGAATGGTAGAAGTATCAACACTGAGATACAAATCTGTAGTAAGGACCACATATGGGGAAGTAGTTACATTAACATATTGATAAAATACACCAGTACTTATCACTGTTACTGTATTTCCAGCACCAGTTGTAGTCATTCCTTGACCACCGAGAATATTAAGAACACCTCCTGCAGGAATTGCATTTCCCGCATCAGTTGTGAATGTATCTACAGGAGTAAAACCACTATCTTCTAGTTTAACCCACGTAGCAAGTGCACCTTTAGATGTAGGATTACCTGCAAGTGACACGAGTACCCATAATGTTTGACTCGTCTGATTCAGCCATAGATCACCAAGTGACACATCATTTTTATCATTTTGATTTGGGTCTCTATCACCGAAAGTATAATTTGGTGGTTGATTCGCATTAGTTCCGACATATGCGGTTCCTTGTTTACCGCCTAATCTATTACTCATTCGCTCTCCTTATACATAATAACCAGAAAGATAAATATTACCTGTTCCAGCCGTTCCTTTAACATAAACTACTGTACCCTTAGGAAATAAAGCCATATGCGCATTTGGTTGAGAATTTGTTTGCGTAGGTAATTCTAAAATGCCACCTAATGAAATATATTCATGATCATTAACACCATCATAACTGACAGTTATTGCTTGATTACTCGCATTATTAATACGAATAAAAAATGGTGACTGGATAAACCCAGAACTATTAAGAGCTGTATAACTCCCTGTAACTGTAGAGGAAGCTTTACTACTCAAGAGAAATGGTTTTACTGAATTTTGAGCCATTTCTATTCTCCTTGTACGACCATCACAGGGTCAGCATTTATGTCTACTAACGGTGCTGGATTAGGATTTGCCGCTTGAATTGATTGTAGAGATAATTCGTTTAATTTTTGTAATACATCAAATCCCGCATCAATTGCATTTCCCCAACTTGCCCCACTTGGCATTTGGAAAACAAAATTAAAATCATTCTTTTGAACTTCAATCGTTATATACTGTTTCATTTCCATGAAATCTCCTTTAAAATTATATATTTTACTGATTCCAAGCATAGCTTCCCAGTATTATAAATACCAGAAATCTATGCTTGGAAGTAATGAAGCGCTAGTTAATTAATTATCATGATGCTGCTTTTTTCCATGTTATTCCATGTTTTATATTGTGTATAGCAACATCAGAAACATTATATTTTTTTGCTAACCTGACCGATGTAACACCTAAATTTAACAAGTTTTTTATTTCAAAAACTTGTTCCAAAGTTAATTTACATCTTACACTAGTTCTATGTTTAGAAGCCATATCGCGCATATTATCAGTATGATTGCCTAAAAATAAATGATTGGGATTTGTACAGTGTCGAACGTCACATTTATGTAATACAAACATAAATGATGGTATAGATCCATAATGAATCATCCAACTTGCGCGATGTGCTTTCATTATTTTTCCTCTATGACTAAAATTAGCATAACCGTGAACTTTAGATCCTGACCATTCCCAACAATCATTTTCATTTTTAACAACAAACTTTTCATAATGACTTTTTAACCAATCAAGTTTTTGTTTTTCAGTTTCGTTAAGTAAATATTGTTCTCTTTTTTTAAGTTGTTCTTTTCTAAGAACTTTTCTATTACATAAGCTTGAACAAAATCTTCCAACTTGATTTTTATCACGCAATTTAAAAACTTGATTGCAATACTCACAACTTCTTTCAATTTTCATAATGATCCTTTCTGATTAACATACTCAGACCATTATATATCATATATAGAATACTGTTAGAGAATATTACTATTCAGGCAGCACATGTAATATTAGTCCATGTTGTACCTGCATTAGTATTAATAAATGCACGTGTAACTGCAGAAGCTGCAGTTGAATTTAGATATAATGATCCTATAGGGGCTGTTACTGATCCATTAGGATCTCCAGCGCCAGAAATTACAAGCAATCCACCAGGCAAACTTACTCCACGACCAGCAACTGTTACACTCAATCCATTAGCTGCAGCTACGTTTGTTCCTGTAGGAGTATTAAGTACTAATGTAGATCCTGCAGTTGTAGAACCAATAGCAGTAGGATGAGCATTTGCACTTGTTCCTAAATTCAATCCTACTGTACCACAATTAATTGCCACTGCAGTTGTACTCGTAGCATTACCTATAGTAATAGCTCTTGCTGCTGCGCCGGTACCTATATTGATATTTTGTGCTACAGCATTATTACCAATGTTAATTACACCAGCAGAAGATTCTATTCCAATAATTCCTACTGCGGCTACAGCAAATCCACCGCCAGCAGCAAAATTGATAAAACCTGTACTTGTTCCTACAATACCCCCAGTACCTGATTGAATGGCAACCGATGTAGCACCAATTACATTACCAATGGTTATAGCTTTAGCAAAAGCATCGGCACCGATATTTAATGCACCAGTTCCTGTTGTAACTGTTAATGGTCCATTAGCTGATTCTAGTTCAATACCGCCTGTTCCTGCAGTAAGTACTATGCCACCTGCCGCATTCGATGACGCTATGGTGACATCACTACCAGTCGCAGATCCTGCGTTCAAACTTATACCACCAACAACTGAAGATAATTCTATAGAGTCAGCAGATGTACCTTGAGTAGCAGTCAATACTATAGTTTCTAATACACCGCCATTAGCAGTAAAACTTATTGCTGGATTAGTATTTGAAGTTGTAGTGAAACTAAGCGCAGCAGCAGAAGTTAAATCGAAATCGCCACTAACGGTCACATTACCAGTAACATCAAGATTACCGTCAAGGTCAGTATTGCCAAGAACTTCCACGGTTGAACCAAAGATAGCTGCTCCCGTTACATTAAGCGTTGAGCCAAGTACAGTAACCCCTGCACTCAATGAACCTAATGCAGCTGAGCTACCTGGAGCCATATTAAGATTACCAGCTGTTATATCTACATCACCAGCTGTTACTGTTATATCACCAGGATTAACTGTTAAAGATGTAAGTGTGGTAGCGCCCCCCGTGGTGCTTTGCCAAACATTATTTCCACCAATCGCAGAACATAAAATAAAATATGATTGAGAAACTTGGTTAACCCAAATTGTTCCAATTTCCGCACTATCTGCGGATAAAGGATCTCTATTAGCAACGATTGGTTCTTGTTGAAGACCTGCTTGCGGGGAAGGATAGCCATAAATTGAATTACGACGATTAACTTGTGTAGACATTATCATCTCCTTAGAAATCTAAAAAATCTTTACTTAATTAAATGATATCTACTTCCAACAATCAATAAGCTTGACTAAATTCCACTAATTTGTTAACATTAATAAAAGAAAGGTAAACAATATGACAGATAAAAAGAAACGATTCCAAATGGCTTTCGATGTGAGCAAAGAAATACATACACAAGTTAAAGTATTAGCAGCTTTAAGAAATATTTCAATAAATAACTGGATGGCAAGGGCAATTAATGATCGTATAGCAAAAGAAACTAAATATGATGAAAAAACAAAGGAACTATATGATAGCAATGGTTAATTTCTGCTACAAAGCAATATTAAAAGGGATAGAGATATTTATAAAAATACATATTTCTATGATATTACTATGTATATTACTAAGTATAACTATCCTCTTTTTAATGAGTTTATATTATCTTTCAATGAATTTTTTTGCTACTTTATCAAGCTTACTACCAATCTTATCTTGAACTTGTTGCTCAATATTTCTTGGAGGAATACCATTATTTGCTTTAATAATAGATCTAGCAGTCTTTGCTTCAATTTCTGTTAACTCATTCAAAGACCGTATATTTTCAATTAATTTCTTTTTACCAGCATCTGTCGCCATAAGTGTGGGTATCGTTTGCATGAAAAGTTGAACTTCCTGCTGTGTGATCCTTGGTCCAAAGTACTGTTTTGCATTCTTAACAAACTCAGTAGAGAGCTTCTCAAATTCTTCAATATCAGCAGCATTTCCTGATTTCCATTTTACTGCACCTTTGAGCAATTCTGCAAACGGTGCAGTAAGTCCACTGATAAAAGGAGCATGCTCTAATTTTGATAATGCTGACCAGAGAGCAGCATTAGGAAGATTACCTTTATCTATAAGAGTTTCCATTCTTCTAAGTCGTAAGTTTCCTTCCTTAGAAGCTTTTTCTTTATCTTTCAGTGTATCAACATATGTCTTCGTTTCTTTGATAAGTGATTCTCTTTCCTTAAGTCCTGCTTGTCTTTTAGCAAGCTCAAGTTTTTCTCTTTCTCGTCTTTCCTGTGGAGAAGTAAATACATCCTCAAGTAACTTAGCTCTTTCAGGAGTTAATTGTTGTGTTTGCTCCTCTTTTTGAGCTTGTTCTTGGGGTTGTTGTCCTGGTTGTAAAGCCCTGAGTGCTGGTTGTTGTTGGCCAGGTTGTTGATTGAGTTGCATCAAAGAACTGAGATTCTGTAACGCATATTTTCGTTCATCTGGTCCAAGATTACTCAAAAAGTTAGCTGTATCTTGTCCTAATAGTGGAACTAATCCTTGAGCAAATTGATTACGTTCTGATTGTGCTTCATATTGTTTTGATAATTGCGCTAATTTATGTTGTGCTAATTGGTTTAGACCAGTACCCAGTACTTCACCAAGTCGACCACCTGCATTTGTACCTTGTATTACTTGCATTGTATCTCCTTAACTTTGCAATTTTTTATTGAGTAAGAAAGATTGATAGAAAGATGGGGCAGCTTGTGCAGCGCCTTGTAGTAGATTCTCTCCAAAACCAGGCTGATGTTGTTGATAGATGTTTTGAAATGAAGGACTTAAGCCCAAAGCAAGTTGTTGTAACGCATTTTGTCTATTTTGTTGGCCGTATTGCGATTGCATTGCAGCGAGGTTTTCACTTAATCCTGCTCCAGCTTGTCCCAATTGAGCAGCAAATGCTGGCGAACTAGTAGAATTTTGACCCATACTCGCAAAACGTTCAGCAAGTGAAGGAACTGTTTGCTGACTAAATTGACTTCTTGCTTGTTGTGCAATTGGTTCAAAACCAGAATAAGGATTTTGTAATCCTTCATGACCTTGTTGTAAAAGAAATTGTAATACACTTGCCTGTTCAGGACTTATTATTGGAACTTGTTCCACTCCACCTTCTTTTCCACCACCACTTAATAAACTTGTAAGGAAACCAAGTATTCCTCCTCCTGCTGCACCAACAGCTGCACCAACCCCAGGAACTACTGCATTTCCTATTCCCGCTCCACCGCCTGCTCCACCTAATGCCGCTTTTAAAGCATCAATCCAATTTGCCATGCTATCTCCTATAATTTTTTATTGAACTAGTGATAACTAAAATTTACAATATTCGAGAGTTATTTGCGAGTCTGTAAAAGTAACACCTGAATTATTGTTTATAATAACTTGAGTTGCGGTAACTCTCACTTCAATGTTATTACCGGCTGCTCCAGCAAATGGTAAAGGATATCCTACAAGAGTTCCAGTATTAGTAGCTGCACCTGAAATAAACATCCATTTAAATGTATTAGTAACAGCAATATTATGATTAATTGCCGTAATACCAGCACCTAAAGCACCCGTATTAACTGACATTATAAAACCAGGACGCAATTGAAGAGGATCGTTTGGATTAGCATTAGGATTAAAAAACAGCTTACCGCTTACAAATTCTTGATTAATGTAATAGCCAGTACATTTAGTATTTAAAGCAACAGCAATATTATTAACATTCTGGTAGAGACGAACTAAAAGTTCTTTAAACTCTGGGCTATTAACTTCTACTTCATACAGTCGGGAGACATCCCACACATTCGTAGTTGGAACATATGAACCAGTATTGATCTGTTGATTTGGTATATATGCCATTATAATCTCTCAATATGAATAATGTCTTTCAGTGTTTTTTTAATCTCATAATCAACATAAGGAATAATCACATTAATATCCATTTCGCTTTCAGGATATAGTTCGAATAAACAAGGAAGATTATCATTAAACTTCAATAATATGTTAACTAAATCTATCATTTCTTGTGTCGTTCTATCCATTATTTCCTTATTGGAATCGATAACTTGTAGGTTGAGCGTATATACACATTGCATGGAGAGCAAACCCGGATTGCATCACATTTATATCTCTCATTTGAGCATCATTCATAATTAATTGAAGCTGAACAACTTCACCATCAGCTTGGAAGTATACAGGATGCCATAAACGAACTGAATCTGATTCAAAAGGTATCTCAGGATAGGCAAAGGTATCCAATGTTCCTGTGCCTAATAGAACACCATTACCTAAACTATCTTGTAATAGCGGTGTAACTGAAGTTGATACATAAAAATCGACTTGAATTTGTCCTGCAGGAGTGTTATCAACCATGAAGTCTACTTTAGAGACATAGTTATTTCTACCTTGTTTTGCATAGAAATTATATTCTTTTGTTGTGATAGATATTTGACTAACGCGGGCTATTAAACCACCACCAATATATGTTCCGGTAAATAATGCAACGGGTCCTATTTCAAATGTATTAGCATCTAAAACGTTTGTTACTTGGAATATTTGATTATTTAGACCATTTGAGGTATCTGACCATGTAGAACCTTCAATAAATATATAATCTTCATCTCTAAGATTATGCTCTATAACAGTTAATGTAGTTATTACGCCTGTTAAGAAAACATTGGTTATTTGCAACACAGGAGCATTAGTAGGATCATCAGCATCGCAAATAAATGTATAACCTTCCTGATTACCTGCAATAACTTGTCTAAATTTTGCTTGAACTGAACCGCTATCCCAGGTAACTGTATCATCCCAAGTGATTGTTGTAGAAGTCCATAAAATTCCATTAACAGGTTGAAAATATCCAAAACAGGTAATTGAGTCATCATTAAATGCCCATGTACCAGTTTTATAGTTAAAGATTAAAACTCTGTTAGGATAAGGAAAATCATCAGAAGCCTGAGTGTCAGGGAAAGTCCAATAAACCATCTCTACATAAAAATCTCTAATTCCATAAACTCTAAATACACCTTGACCATCATTATGGATATCAAAAACTGTATCTGGAATTTTTTCATCTATACGTTCTACATTGGCACCATTACAAGCATGAATACCAACATTTCCTACACCGATACATATTTTATCAAATGGTACAATAGAGAATGTAGATTCTGCACCAAGTTCAGTATTGATTTGTTGCCAGTTAAATGGATATGCCTGGTTACCCGTATATACAAGTTCCCATGTAGATCGTTCAAAGAAAACTATAAGACGATCTTTAACAAATTCTACTGTAATAATTGCTTCAGTTGTTGATGCATCAATTGCATTTCCACGCCCAGGAATATCCTGACGCCATGCTGAAGCATCTAAAGGTGACCCTACTTGTGAATAGCGACATCTATTACTGAAATTAGTTCCTGGTAATGCATTTGCAGGACCTTCCCATGTATTAAACATCACTAATCTATTCTTAAACGGAACAATGATTCGTGCAGAATTAAGAAAATTTGGTGTTGCATCTATTTGAGGATTGAAGTTATTCCACTGCGTTCCATCATAGTAACGCATAAAATTAGGCTCATTCTCATTAAAGTTTGTCACAAAGAATATTTTAGCCGATGCATCTGCCCCAGTCCACGTTGTTGCCCAAAAAAACTGAGAGTTATCACCAGTCCAGACTGCAGCTCCAGGTGTAGCTTCAGCTGAAATTCTATTCCATGCACCCATAACAAATGTATATGCATAACGAGTATCAAATCCAACTACAAATTCATCGTTGATACTAATTTGTTCATAGGTCAGTAATCCCATAACAGGAAGATTGGGATAAAATATTACGGGAGTTGCGTCAGGTAAGGCAACGCCAGTAATATTAAAAGCTGATGTTGTAAGATTATATGTCGCTGGTGCGAGAGAATTATCTGTACGCAGCATTTGCTGTGCACCTGGTGCCGGATTATATACCGTAAATACTATTGTACCTATGCTAAATGCCTGACCTATACTTGTCGGTAATCCAGCATCTGCTAAAATAGTTCTAACATTACTATTTAAAGTTCCGCCTGTTATTGTTCCTATATTAATACCTAAACGAGTACCTAAAGGACTATCGCCAAGCCATCGTGATCCAAAACGTTTTCTTACGCGTCCTCTAAAAACATAAGCATTATTAAGTTCAGAAAATGCCTCATCTGGTATCAACCATGGTTTAACATTGGTTTGAAGACCACTATTTTGATCATAAGGAGCGATAAAAAAACGATCTGCCATATTAATACCCTATCGCTAAATAAGCTACCGTTACCGATCCTGGCGGATTAGCTCCTCCAAATTTACTAAAGGTAACATTAGGGAATGCAATAACGCTAATACTGATAACATTATTATAAGAGTGACTACTATCAAGTGTTGTTGATTGGACGGTGAGTAAAGCTGCAAAAGGAGGTGAGCCAGGCACATCAGTATTAACATTTATAGTTACTGATCCTCCACCACCGAAACCTATTCCCGAATGCCACTTAAGAAGTATACCTGAAGGTAAGCGTGTCCATCCTGGGTTAGTCCATCCCGCGGAAGTAAATTCTACAATTTGGGCAGCTAATGGTGCTGTTGAACCTGCTTGATGAGTAAACACCAATTCAGGTTGACCTGTTAAAGTAGATACTTGGGAATATAATTGAACAATACCTGCTTGTGGAACAGGGACTGGATTCTGGGTAGGGAAGGAAACCCTATTATGCATTCCTTCATTAATAGTATTATATGATACATGATCTACAGAGAAATCTGCATCAATAACAGCAAAATTCTGATTAATAGGGACTCGAGTTACGCCTAAAGTTTGTCCCGCTAATGGCACATTATTTAACGCCATGATTTATCCTTATAAAAGTATCAATTTTACGCTAATATGGCCAACCTCCACCACCAAACCAGCCAAATCCATAGTTCTTGCCCTGCGTATAAATAGTAACTGTTCTCTCATTAGCCTGCTGCGTTAATGTTGTTCTTAACACTAAACGTTCTTGCTGTTTAAATTCAGGCATAATTAGTTGAACAGAATCTAAATCCATACGATCTTCGAATATCTTTTTACTCGCACCATATGCTATATACTGCCACCATTGTTCTAATTGTGGCACATCGGTAGAATTTATTAATTCTGTAGGTCTTACATCAACTTCAATCTGAACACTATATGTTTTATCGGGTACTGGTCGAATAGTAAACTGATTATCGTAATACAATATACCCAATGGCTTACCAGGTTGATAGAGAACCCCTTCAAACCAAATAGTAGCCATATTTTGTGTATTGGATGGAAACGTAATTGCAAATTCTCCGGTAACATAATTAATAAAGTTATTTGGATTTTGTATTGTATCAAACGGTGGCACTAATGGAACATTTGCCTGGGTAAGGTTTCCTATTGTGTTACTAATAGGTACATCTACCATAACCATTGATGTTCCATCAGTGTTCAAGCAGTTAAAATTAACACTCTCTTGTAAAATAAATGGTAATGCATTTATTAAAGGAGCTGCTGGCGGGGGGGGAATTAACTGACTTATAAAAGGTCCCGAAGAATTATTACCCCTTAAAAGTGTATCAGAAATTGTAGCAAATTGGGGCCACATTCCATAAAATACTTCTCGCCATTGTGTATAAAAGCATTGTACACCTGCTATAAAAAGAGGAGGATGGACAGCTACATATTTATTTTGAAAGTTGAATAAAGGATCAGTAGGAACTGTAGTGTTAGTCTTATAAACATCTACACCCGGCTGTGTATAAAAGGTAAGTAATGTTCTTAAGGAGAATAAACGTAAATGCTCAGGAAAATCATACAAAATAAACGTATTTATATACTCATCCAATTGACTATCACTTATTTGAGATAGAGATGGACTTCGTGTTATTCTACGTACTTTTGTACGAATAGCTTGTAAAGTTGAATTTGCCATTACCCAGTTCCTTATTATTTATAATCAAATTATTCTAACAGTTCTTATGGAGAGGGTATAGTGTTTAAAATGTTTTGTGTAGCTTCAGTTAAGATATCATTTACTTCACCAACAGGTACAACAGTAGCCGGTGTTCCAAATGCACCTGGTTGAAATGCAGGAACAACGAAAGCATCAAAATTAGTTGTATCGATTGGTAAAGTAAACTGAGTACTATTAACTACAGTGATTGGCCCTGATAATCCATTTACCTGTACCATTCCAAACCCATTAGGCACATTCAGACGAACAATTAATCCAGTCAAATATTGATGGTTGCCAGGATTAATTCCATCAAATGTAGTAGTTACCAATGCATTTTCATCTTGTGTAATAGAAAGAATATTTCTCATTGCACGCTGAAATGATGGAAATGGAACTGCATAATAATTCGGAGTATTTGGTATAGGCATTTGTCACCTTTACGGAGAAACTGTTACTTCTACTAAATTAGATGGATACATATCAACATCATCATCCATATATTCTAATGAGTGGAATGCATAACGATGGACTTTTCTAGCCATTTGGAATGTATTAGATTGTAATCTTCCATCAGTACTAATACCACCACGAACACCACTAATTCCTTTTTCACCAGGAAGATGCTGATATTCTCTATAAAAACAATTATTATTTAAGTGACGAGCAACGCCTCTTGGAAGCGTATATCGTTCACCATCGTATAATTCGTATATTGCATTCTCATCCCCATGATAATACTTATAACTAAAAACAACAGAACCCCTACCGCCATTAGTTGCAGGATTTTCCAGGTTTTTAAATATCCCCGTAACCATTTCAGCATCACGATCACGGAGCTTTTTAATTTGCTTTGAAAGTTCCTCACGAGTGACCTTCTTAGGCGCATCTGTATGAGTAGCCGTAGCTGACTTAACTTCTGGTTTATTCATAATTTTCCTCCTATTACGAACCATGAAATGGAAAGAGTACTACCACGGAGAATACTCTTTCCATTAATTTATCTTATTCGTTGTCTACTGAGAACGATTTACCAGCGACCCAATAAATAACGTCACTCGCAACACCAGCTGGCGAAGCTGCTCCTGCTTGTAGTTGAATACCTACGTATCCTACGTTATTTGTCGAATCACCAAGAATATTCGCGCCCGCATTAAGCGCTTCAGCAGTATTTTCACCCATCGGAACAACTTGAGCTGGAGTAAATCCAGGGTCAGTCGTGAGAGGGAATGCAAATGCTGAGAATCCTGTAGTATCTTGATCAATTGTGATTGTGTTTGTAACACCATCATTATCAGCTTGATCAATTGCAACGATAGTAGCTTGCACACCATCTAATTCTGTCATACCAAATGCCAAAGAGCTGACGGTAGGAATAATTAATCTAACAGTTTGACCAACAGTAAACTGGTGGGTAACTGATAAAGTAACAATTGCTTGTGTAGCTTGTGTAATTTTAGTGATGAATCGTATAGGTGGATAATACAGAGGATTAAATGGAATACGACGGAATGTTCCAGCACCCGGGTTTGCAGATGCTATTTGAGCCATATATGCGAGAGTAAAACTTACTCCTGCACTTATAGCACCAATAGTAAAGTCTAAACCACGTAGCTGTAAGGCACCAACTGTAAAGAAAATACGTACTGTATCGCCATTGTTTAATGATGACGTATTAGACGTAAGTACTACAGGAGGATTTCCGGCAGTAATACCAGTAAGCGCCAATGAAGGTCCTGGGATATTTACTGAACTATCTACCAAAAAGAAACCTGCGTTAGCAGCGATTTGAGCTATAGCAAGAGCACTTGTTACAGCGGTCTTCGTATAAATCGTACCGCGACCTTGCGTCATTCCTAGTTGCCAGTAGTATTCGACACCCTGACCTGCACCAGCAGCATATGATTGCGTAATATTCTTGACCCATATCCAATCTATACCACTAGTAAGTTGAATAGTTACTGCGCCACCAGCAGAGGTGAAGCGGCCTTGATTAGTTCCTGAAAAAATAACTGACATAGCATTCTCCTTATCGTAATGTACAACGCATGTTAGTTATCCAGAGATCATTAAGGATACGCGGAACTTCAGCAAAAACATAACCAATGGTTACATTTTGGAAGAGCGGATCCGAGAACACTGGTGGTCTATACAAGAAACGAGCGGAATAGTTATCTTGTTCTACGCAAGCTAATGCTTCCATTCCTTGTACGAACACGTTGTAAACATTGTTACCCAATGCTGAAGCATTTGGAGAAACAGATGCTACTGAAGAAAGCATGAAGCGAACGTTATTCACGCTTCCCCACTCACTTCTTAACACACGATTATCATTTGGATAATTCCATTTAGAGATGAACCCATTAATATTGTTCAAATCTTTGGATAATTGAGTATGACCCAAAGCCAAGTACGCATCACGTACTGGACCTGTACCAAATTTATCTTCACCACCGATAGTATCTAAAATCATCCAGGCATCGTTAGTTAACAATGTTGAAGTGACTTCATCAATATCAGAAAGAGATAAATCTGATGGAAGATCACCGTTACTACCACCAGTACAGTTATATATGGAAGCAGTTGATGCCAACATATCACGTGTTAATTGATCTTCGGTCATACGTAAACTGAGGCCCAAAAGCTCTGCAGTTTCGTTAAGAACCGGATCTTGGTTTTGTAAGGTTACTTGCTGGTTAATAGCTACATAAAGTCCATAGAATGACATAGTAGCATCAATATCAACACGATTTAATGGAGTCGCTGGAGGAGTTGCCCCGCTCGGTCCCAATGGAACTGGAGCTGTTGGCAATCTATCATAGCGCGCCATACGTAAAGTTCTTCCACCCTTAGCCGGCAAACGTTTTGAAAGTGCACCTAATTTCATAATAAGGTTCGGTGTTCTTACCGATAAAAGCACATCATCAAATGTTTGCTGTACTGGAGCAGGAAGCGTTCCTGTAGTAGTTATCATACGCACTCCTAAAGTACAAACGTACATAGATTAAGCTGTTTTTGTTTTTACTATGAGTTGGATGACTACTCATTACATCCATGAAGTGGCGAGCTTCATTACGCCAGCAGAAAAGAGGTTGACGAGACCTAGTAGAAAAATACGTCAGTAATTAGCGAGATTACATTACGCTAATTGATAGTATAGTAGGACTTAATGGAAAAATACAACAAATGTGATGATAGGTTCATTTGGTCGAAAAAGACGGTTAATTTTGTATCATTTTGGTTGAAAAAGACGGAACCTTGTAAATTATAAATACGACTGCCAAATTACAATAATAGGATCCAGAGTGATGAAGCTAACGCTGGATCCTATCAAACGAATTAACAGGGAAGTAGTAGAAAAACTGTTAATTCATATTTTATTGTTTATAACGCTTAGCTTCATCTACTTGTTTACGGAGTTGATCTTTCCGTTCTTCAGTAAGCACACGTCGATCATAATCTCCAACGCGAGCTAATGGAGTATCACCAGATTGTGGTGCAGCATTAGCGGCAGAACGAGGCTTAGCTCTATTCTCTTCAACTTTCTTATCCAAATTCTGGTAATGGTCTGAAAGAATACCACTGTGCTTGATCAATTCATATGCAGCATATCCCTTATCATATATATCAGTATTTGCTAATATAGTTCTATATAATACAGGTTTTTGTTGCTGTAATCTTTCTAAGTTTTCTTTACTTACAACACTTTCAAAATCATTAAACTGATTCTTAAGTCTCATCTCAGCATTGGTAATAGCATTCTGTTGATTATATTCTTCGAACTGTTTCTTAGTGTTTTTAAGTTCTTGTTTAAGGTTTTTTACATATTTCTTGAGATGTTTCCCTTCAACATAGGTATCATCACCCATATCAAAATCATCATCGTCATTGTCAGCAAGATGAATTTTATTATTATTTTGATTTTGCTGTGACATATTCATTTGAACCATACGCTCTAATTCAAGAGATCTTCGTTCAGCAGTTTCAGCTCGTTCTCTTAAAATACGCATATTAACTTCTTTTTGATCAGGCATAACATTTTGCTGCGGCTTTTCAGCTACTTGTTCTTGTTCAGTTGGAAACAAATGTTCTGCCGCTGGATTTAGTTCATCAAACATGGAATCTCCTCTTTCTCAATCTTAATAACTGCATCGATCTTTTCACCATTCTCTTTTTTAACCCACTGAAGTAACTCACCGTTCTCCATCAAAATAACAAACTTAGCCAATTCAGCAGTTTCTTTATCATTAACATATTTTAATTGGTTTCTCAGTATATGATAATACAATATCGCATCCGGTATAGACCATAGAAACTCAAGTCGTCCAGATTCAGTTCTATATTTCCATACTGATTGTTTATAAACAGGGGTTGGACATGATTTTCTTGCCAAAGTTATTATTTTAGGCTGCCTCAAAACACGATCCGCTACTGTAATAAGAACTACATAAAAATCTTTATTACAATAACCTTCTTGGTGTTTAGTTTTTTCGACGGTGTTATTAAGGCGCATCATTATATCAGGCTCCATAGCCTGACGATATTCTATAAGATCTGCCTCAAAATCTAATGCTAAACTATCATGTTCATGAATTACCTGACCGGCTAATTTTTTTTGCTTCATACTTTTCCTAAAAGTAGTGCGATTTATTGCACCATGTGTTTGTTGCACGAATGGTAGTTTAAGACATTATGCAACAAAAATGATAAAAAGCCTTTATTTTTCATAAAAAACAATTGTTGCTTTGTAGCGTAATCATAGTAAAAAAACAAAACTATATCAAAAATTGAGTTTAAAAAACTATTTATTCTTTACACACTGCATAATATATGTTATTATTTTTCCAAGTAGTTACATAACAGAATTATTTAGGAGGCGTTTACTATGTTCGAATAACCACACATCTCTTTTCGTATGTCGTTATATATTAATTTCACTAAACAGGATTTATATGAAAAAAGCACTAATATTATTATCATTTATGTCAGCAACTATGTTTTCTATGGAATTAGATCGCGTTAGTTATGCTGATAATAAGAACAAAATGTACATTGAACCATTCTCAGTAAAGGTTCCAGAACGATTAGGATCATTAGATCTTTATCATAGTAAAAAAGGTTTCTATGTTCGCCAAGACGATAAGAAACAAGCTATTAAGAAATACTTCACCGATCCTATGTTGCGAGACATAACAAAACCACAGTTAAAAGCTTTCTTAGCGAACGGATACCTTACTGTCAACCAAATGGAAGATGGTGAGTATTCACTTAAAGCTAAAGGACGTATGGTCGGCGGTGGACCTATCTTTGGTACAATTGCTTATTGGGTAACTAAATCATTGTGTTACGGAACAGCAGTTGGTGCTATAGGAGCAACAGTTGTTGCAACAGGTGGGGCCGTTGGTGGGGCTGTCGGTGGAGGAGCATTTCTTGCTGGAAATGCAGTCATAGGTACCGCCGCAGCAACAACTGCAACAACTGCTATAGCTACAACAACTGGTATTGTAACAGGTACAGTGGTAACTGGAGCAACCGTAGCAACTGGAGCTGGCCTTGTAGGAGCAACAATTACTGGTGCAGGTTTGGCTGGAACAGCAGCAACGACTACTGCCGCAGTTGTTACCAGTGCCGGTGGAATTGGAGCAACAATAGCGGGAGTTGAAGCATTATCGGTAGCAGTTGGAACATTCTTTGGAATGTTACCTACTCCATAAGGTATAAAATAAAATGAACTATATTTATTATGTCAAACAACAAGTAAAAATGTATACACTAGGCGCTATCGCTATGAGCACAGCCTATACAATTACACGTTATTTTGAATGGAGAGAAGTAACTACTTTAACTCCAGCATACATTATATCATTTTCATTAACATATATTTTTCTTGGTGCGCTTTTTAAACAATATTTCGATTCATTAAAACAATAAATTAATTTAGGGATCTCTATGAAAAAGATTTTATTATTATCATTACTTTCATCATCAGTAGTTGCTATGCAACCGAAGCGAATAGAAGAAATAAAGTCAGAAGATAAATCATTGAAATATGATCTGGCAAAAAATGAACTTTCTCCGATTGCTCAGACAAATGACAGCGATTTCTCACGCAATGCTAAAAAATATGCATTCGCTATCGGTACTATCGCTTATTGGTTGAGCAAGACTGTGTGTACTGGATCAGTAGTTGGTTCATGTTTTGAAACAATAGTCGCACCAGAACTCTCATCAAGAAAAGCAATTGGATCGTTCGCTTTATTCGCTGCAGAAAAAGCTTTTACTACAACTGTTATTCAAAAGCGTGATCACGAATAAATAAACTATCTATAAAACAATATCCCCCTAATTTTCTAGGGGGATATTGAAAAGTCTTAAAATAGGAGGAGTTGTGGGGGTTCTATTTCTTCGACTTCTTTTTCTTTACACTACGAGCTTCAGAAAGAGCTATCGCAATTGCTTGTTTAGGATTACGAACGATTGGGCCCTTTTTTGACCCCATGTGTAGTTCATGTTCCTTAAATTCGTGCATAACTTTTTTTACTTTAGCTTTCATCTTAGGCGTTTCTTTATGCTTTTTGTGTGAAGCTTCACATTTATAACACTTTTTCATACTAAACCTTTTATCTTATAACAGCGTGTTCACGTTCTTGTTTTCTCTTTTTTAATGCTGGGTATTTTTTATATACCGCAGCTTTTATTCCAGCTGGATTTGCAGCAAAATGCGCTCTTGCTAATGCATTTCTAGCTCGTGCCATTGTGTTGATCGGAAAAGAATATTTAGATGCACCACCAGATGCTCCGGCAAAGTCTTTAACTTTGACAGTTTTATACTTGCCTGCACTTGATGATCCGCGTTTATCACGCATTTTTTCTTCTTCGCCACGTGCTACTTTAACGCCTTTGGCAACGACAATCTTTTTCTTAGCCATAATATTTCCTAAAAAAGGGGAAACCGTGACATAATGTCACAACTTCCCCAATTAAATTACTGTGCTGTTGAAGAATCGCGGAACCATTCCTTAACTCTCTTTGCAGATGGTTTCTTTTGATTATCTTGCTGTTTATCTTTTGGAGTTTTAAGAATTTTATATACTATCTTCATGCATTTTTCATTGGGACGAGGAGCTTGAGCCATGTTTACTCTCCATCAAATATTTGATAGTAATGTACTCAATTATCTCTAATATTTTCCAGGCTTTTCTTCACGTTTAAGATCTGCATAATCTTCATGCATTTGTTTTTGTGCGCCATAGAATAAATCATCCACATAGCCCATGTCATAGCGAGGTGCTCTAGCCCAGTACTCATCGATCACTTGACGAGGAAGAAGTGCAGGAGCTGAGAAATCTTCTCTGATCATAGCTCCGTCACGTGCCATCATTCTGCGGCTTTCTTTGTAACCGGAATATGCTTCACGTCTTTCAAGTCCACTTACTGTATTTGGAACTGGATCACTGTTATCATAACGGCGTTTCATTTCTTCAGCGCGACTTCCATGTCCCATCTCATCATGCATACGACGTGCAACAACCATACCGTCTTTCTTGGAATGGTGATGTCTTTTTGCCATAGTGGCTCCTTTGTTAGAAACTGCGATTTCTCGCAAGGTGTCACCCTCTATCTAGTCAATTCAGAACCATTCTGAAAAGGCTGAGGATTACTTATATCGTTTTCTTTTGTTGACTCATACTGCTTAAGCATCTTTTGTAATGATATTATTTTTTCCAGATGAGTAATATCAATAGTCTCTATTTCTTTCATCGCTTTTGCAAAGTTTAGTAGAGCCATTTGATCATCTTTTACTGCAGCCGCACGACGCTCGTCTGCAAGCGCTCTGTTCTCATCTATACGACTGAATCTTTCTGCTCCAAGTCCTTGGTCCGCCATTGTACGTGCTTGAGCTAATTGTGTACGAGCTTGGGATTCTTGCATAGTAGATTGCATTTGCATCTGTTGCACTTGTTGCGCCTGCTGTTGCTGTTGCTCCATTTGCTGAATAATCTTATCTTTGTTTTGTATAGTTGCCGCTTCAATCAGGCTTGAATCAGGAATAGGAACGCCTAATTGTTTAAGTTGTATAAGCTGAGCAAACTGCATCTGCTTTTGGGATTCAGTATTATATCCAAGCTCAACCATGCAATGGTATTTACCAAATGATTTGTTATAAAACAATGGTGCAGGTTCTTCTCCTTCGAGAAGGTTCTTGATCTTACCCGGTGTATAGTTATTTTGAATAACTTTCATCACCAACTCACCGAGTAAGTTTTGTGAGTAATCAAGTCTATCAAATAACGGTTGTAAGGTTGTTAAACCAGCTCCTTGACGAAGAGCAGACAATATGCCCGCTTTATCATCAAGTGCAGAACCCATAAGTTCTTCATTAATGCCAGATACTAAGTTCATCTCTTTCGAGAATGTATCCTGTAACTGAAAGAAATATTGAGGAATTGCTGGTGGTGATATCTGTTGGATATCAGTCATTGCAGCTTCTTCCTTTAATGGAATTATACGTCCTTGTCCTGTCTGGAATAAATGTTTAACATCAACAGGTGCATTTTCCTTAAATATCCACCCACTATTAACCACCGATTCCGCGGCATCAGCTGACAGAATTACCCGGCGGTTAAATAGTATTTGGGGGTCACGCAGGGAACGGCAAATACCCTGTATGCGACTATAGTAATAAGGCATCATTGGATTGTAATATCCAAGAACTGGCACAAAAGGATAAACATCAATGTTCAAACTATTTGGGCCGTCATAGAACACCTTATCTTGAATCATTATTGCCATGCGAACAGTTGGGATGTCTTGTTCAACAAGCGTAACTTGTGGATAGTGAGATAGAAATGTTTTAATATCAAGTGAATCTTGATTAGTTACCTCAAAAGTCTCACCAGTCATCTTATCGACTAATAATTTTTGTTTTCTGTAATCACGATAATAATACTCATCATATGAAACTCTATTTTGCTGAGTTTGGCCAAAGCTTTCAGGCATATATTGGAACCGACCGTCTCTTCCCGTGCCTGTTGGGTTGCCTGGAAGAGCCATTATTTCTTCATAACGATCCGGCATTAAAGCAGCCGCAGCGCTGTGCGATAAATAAGATCTTCTCCAAACAAAAGAACAATCAGAGAGATCTGGTTTACGGAAGTACGGATCAATGAAGAAACTATTATAAGCACAATTATCAACCTTTAAATCACCTGATACTGGATCATTACGGAAATCCATATACACATGAAGTAAATTCATACCAGCAATACAACCACCTTGATGGAATGCTTCTGATATAGTTTCATAAACGCCTTCACGCTTATAAATATTAAGAACGATTTTGGTTAATTGATCGGCGGTATGTTGATCTCCATTTTCCAATGGAACCATGACGGTAGATTTTCTGTTGCGACGTTGATAACCAGAAACCATATTACATAAAGGACGAACACGATTAAAATACCATGATCCCCTATTATTATTGGGTAATGATTGGTTTAGTTCCGCCATTAAAGATGTATCACCCGCTTCAAGACGGGTATCAAGTGTAGCTTCGGTCCAATAGATCTGCCAGATTGATTGATTAGCAGTATAATCGGCATCTATTTTCTTTTTTATAGCACCGTAATTATCGGATATCGATTCGGGTTGCCGCATTAACATATTTAATTCCTCTCTCTAACATTGATCAGATAGAAAAAAAGCATCCATCATACTCTTAAAACTACTATAACTGAAAGTATCGTTGCAAGCATTAAATTCTATTTCACACTCGTTAGTTTTTCTATTTAACTGTAAAGTAAAAGAACAGTCACGATTGTAAGCTAAAAACTTTACACCAATATGAGATCTAACTTCTCTAAAAGTATAAGCAACATACTTTGCTGAAACAGAAGCACAAATGAGTATCATTTGAATATGTGCATCGTCATCCATATGAAAATGTGCAGGTAAATTATGATACACATACTTTTCATGTTGTTTAGCTCTAAGGCTAGTCATTGTAAGAAAAAATAGAAAGATTAATTTTTTGCTCATTACATACCTACTAATATTAAAAGTATCGTTACAGCCGTGATTAACGCTATAAAATAAAAATCATATAAATTCATAACTTATTTATACCTATCATAGCGGGGATCTGATTGAAAAAAGCGTGGTAAATCTCCTTGATTTCCATACAATGCTTGAGCTTTCTTTCGATCAAAATCTTCCGGTGACATACCACGTTTAGTTTTATGAAGAGACATACATAAATACCGCAAAGCATCTGCAAAATGACTCGCCCATGATTTAACTGGTCTCGGTAAATACATTTGTTTTGCCTCATCCCATTCTTTACGATAATTTTCTAAAGCATTAATAAGTGATCGACACTTTTCGGCGTCAATCCAAAACTTATTAAAGTGAGTCCATACATTTTCGATCCCATCTATAATACCAACTTGATCAACAAGGGTAAAATCTATTCCAAGTTGCCGTGCCTTCTCATAACGCGTTACTGCTCCACCGCCCCATTCACGTACCTTAATATCATGAGGAGCAAAATGCTTACCATATGCATAAGGCTTGTCTTGTAATATCTTTACATAATGATCTAATCCGAGATTATTATTAGAATAACAATCAATAATACGAATAACGCTACCATCGCCAACAACATTAAAGAAGATGATTGTAGTAGCATCATTAACCCCAATATCCCAGACCGTATAAGTAAGAAGCCCTGGCTCCCATGGAACATGTCCTATCTGTCCTCTTAGTTTAAGTGCATCCAAATATGAACCATAAAAACTTCCAGAAATTCCACGCTCAAATGAACATTCATATTCTTGCAGGTACAAACCTTCATCAAGCTGTGCTCGCTCTTGAGCCAATACTTCATGAGGGATGTGCTGTACTTCTGAAGCTTTGTGAACAAATATTTTCCATTCAGGTAGTTCTTGAGCAACTTTCCATAACTGCCAAAGATGATTCTTACCACGAGGAGTTCCAACGATTGCACACCATCCTCCATTCGCTGCTAAAATTGGCCGTATGAATGAGAAAATATCAGGTGGCATTAAAGAATATTCCGAAAGAATTACTGCGTAAGGATTGGTTCCTACAAGTGAATTATCATACGTATCACCACCAATGATTTGTAGAATAGAACCATTCTTAAAACGTATCTTCATTTCAGACTGGTTTACACCTTCAACAAGCATAGAAGGAAGGTAATCAAGAAACTTAGTTCCATCAATCGCAATCGCATCAAATATGGCTTTACGACCTTGGCCATAGGTGGGCAACACATAAAATACAAGACACGTCTTCTTTATACACTGACGAATAGCAAGATTCCAAAAAAGGATATCCTTACCTGCCCGACGACTGGCAATATAAAGAATCCGCTTTGATTTTTGTTCTTCAACAGTATCCCAAATTTCGGACTGATACCACCTTAATGCGAACTTATCCAATGATACTTGTACTTCTACGCTCATTCTGGTTGTCTACTTATCTCTTCATACCCAATAACACAACGTTTACACTGCTGGCCAAATTCAGACTCAGTACATGCAAAGCATGAATTCTCTTTCATATCACAAAGGGTAATGAATTGAATATGGAAAAAGTCTTTGTATGTTTCATTGATTGGCTGTAAAACAGCACGCAGTTCATTTACTAATTGTTTTTCAAGCTGATCATTCATTATTTTCCTTACACTAAACCTTTTTTAAGTTGCTCGATCGTAATAGTTCTATTTGATTCATTTACACGAGATGTTAACTCAATGGGCGATATAATGGCATTATCATACTGTTCTTCTGTAAACTGATCAGTAGAACAGTAACGTTTTCTCCATGCACGTTCACCATGAGTGTATCTATAAAGCTCTTTTTCAAGATCAGAAATCTTTTGACGTAATTGTTGCTCAAGCTGATCAGTCATTATCGTCTCTATTAATAGATGAAGGTGTATTCACCGTAATATTCACATAATAATTCTTATGCTTAGAAGAAATCTCTATAGAATTTTCTCTTTCCCAACCATTAGCTTTAAGATATTGATCAACTTTTTCAATAACTTCAACAAGCCCAATTATAGTTAACATGTTTCATCTTTCTGGTTAGAGTTATCTTTTAATAAAGTATTTTCTGCTATAAGCGCAGCAATTTTGTTTTCAAGATCGAAAGTTTGGTAATGATTAACCGCTTTAAGCTCTTGTATCTGATTGATATGTTTTATTATTTCTTTTTCGAGAGATTCTATTTTCTCTCGGTAATTGATTCCTGATTCACTACAATCAAATGTCTTTAAATATTCGCATAATTTTTTTATCATACTGATACCTCTTCAGATAATTCTTCTTTAGTTACAATACGAGGCTTCATGTCATTAATGATAAATGTATGAGCTTGTTTCTCTTCTTCTTTCTTGAGATCAGAATGATACTTATTAACATCATGCCATTCAGGATCGTAGCAATGCATATCTCTATAAGCGTATGCACCATCTAATCTCTTATTCATACTTCCCACTCTTCTGTGACATGCAATCATGAGTTTCATAAAAGCATAAGCCTTACGAACATCTTCGTATTTCTTATCCCATTCTCTCAAAGTGGTATAAGGGATTTTATACTCCATACAGAATTGCATGATCTCTAGAGAAGTATCTTTTTCAGCCCATTTGAGCATTGTATGTATAAGTCTATTTCGCCAATCATCTCGTCCTGGATATATATTTAATGTCTCTTGGTCAAGAAAATCAATCCAGTTACGTGAATTCGACACTTCTTTGTCACGGCTGCTAGACTGTTCGGATTTTGCTACTACTTTTTCTTTTTTATTCACGTCACTCCACCTCTGTAATTATTAACTCCGTCCTAGGCTCTTTATCATACACTTTTTTTGCTGACAATGAACAGATTATACGATCATCTATGATTAATATTTCTTTAATTGCGTCAAGAAGAAACTTACATAAATTATCAATATCCGGCGCAATAGAGTGATGTGTCTTAGGAACTTTAGGGATAGGCATATAGAATATGATATCTACTTGAATAGCTTTATCGAAGAGTGGTTCATCATTGTGCTGTTGATTAATATATAATCCGAAATTAACTTTGTCCCTCGTTTGAGAATCGTAAATTCTGTCTCCATTACGCGCAGGTCGCTTCCATGAAACAGGTATCACCTTGACGCAGTATGCTTTGCTTCTCATTACCACCTCTTTTACTATCTAAGTTTAATTAAAATCTCTGGGTCAGTCCATGCTGTTGCCAAATCAGTCATATGAACCCATTCGTCTGAACTAATATTTCGTGAATAATCTGCTTTTTTCTCTTTTATCACGGCTTCAAATAAATTCATATTCCTTCCATTGGCAACAAGCGAAGAAAACATATGTACGAAAGGACATCTTTCATATTTATCACATGCATATCCACTAAGAAAATTCTTTGTTACACGCTCTCGTTCTTCTGACAAAACAGTGAGTTTAAATTGCTTGAACCAATTAACAAGATGCTGATGTAAAGTCACGCCGTATTTCCAATTCTTTTAAAGTCTGTTGAGCTATGCATAGAAAATTTTTTGTTGCGCTTATTTTTACTGAAAATAAAAATTCTCGAGGATCCCAATAAGCTGTAGGATCTTCCAGTTGTTTTTCAAAACCAGCAATAGATAACTTAATCGCTTTAATTTCTTCTTCAATTGATATCTCAGGTTTACGCACCATTGGTGAATGACCAGTGTCATTTATCAATTTTCTTTTAGGTTTTATAATAGTTGTTAGCTGCTTTTGAAAAAAGTTCATACTACTTCCCTTTTTATGGTCGTCTTTTATTTTTTTAAAAATTCGTGAGTCTCTCGCGCGCAAGCGCGAAGAAGGACTAAGATTTATAAATAAATTATCTAAGATAAGATTAATACTCTTATTCTGTGGGACATTTCCATACGTAAAGATAACATTATTTTTGTCGCCTATTCTTATACAATGTGAACTGTAAAGATCTTGGTTTTGTGATGAGAGAGAATTGAGCCAAGAAGTGAATGAACGCTTACCTTTTTTAATCTTTTCATTAAAAGTGTAATAGTTGGGCGCATACGGATTTTCTTGATGTTTGGTTATAAAACCATCACGGTGAAACTTATTCGTAGCACGAGTAACCGTCTTAGTTGAACAGTTAATAAGTTTAGCTACATATTCATTGGTAAGTTTTGTAAAGGGAAGATAACGGAATCTTAAAAAGAGATGGGCAATCTTCTGTTCAGATAATGTACCACCTGCTATATAGCGTTCTATATCAGCTTGATAGTCGGCTATTTGTAAATCTTTTGAAGCAAACCTTGTAATCGTAAGGTTTTTATCAAATAATGCTTGATTTCTTTTTTCAGTATGGTACATTATTAACATATCCTTCGTAAGGAAATAATCATTTTATTATCTTTCGTAAGTAATTGATAAAATTATCTTTCGTAAGTAAACGATCATTTAATTATCCTTCGTATGTATACTTCGTGATAATCTCTTCGTATGTATATGTGATAATCTGTGATATTTGATTACGATACATTTTTTGTGAATTAATTTGTGTATCTCCGTAAGGCTTACGTAGGGTGACTTTTTCTTCATTTGTACGTGGAAAAATGTTTTTTTATTCAGCATATTCTTTCACTTTCTTCTTTTTTAATAATGATATATTTTTAAGAGGTTTGTGTTTGTATTTGCGAAATATAAAGAAAAAGGGATGGGTTTAAAACACCTGTCCTTTTTTCTTTGTGTCAAAGCAAACAACAACATGTAAGCCTAAAGACATATCAAACTATAGCTTATCATGCTTTTAGAAGTAGTCTAGAAAAATGTATCATTAAAGTGATATATATTGGGAAGACAATAAGGAGATTGTACAATTTTAGTTATAAGACCATCTTCATGGAATTTTTTAGTTGCACGTAAAACTGTTTTAGTTGTAAATCCGACAGCATGAGCTATCTCTTTATTATAAAAACTTATCTCGTTAGAAGCATTACGATGCTTTAATAGAAAGTGAAGAATTTTTCTTTGTGCCAGTGAACATTTTATTAAATAACCAGCTAAAGCGATGTTATTATAACCAATCAAACTCATATTATTCCTTATGATTTATTATATACGATTTAATCGCTTCATAACGTGAAAATGGAAGATCACTAAAAGAACGTATATTATTATCTGCGAGTATATTTTCATATAACTTCTTACCATTTTTGCATAATTTCAGTTGAGTATGCAAAAAAGTAACCTCATCCTGAACCAATAAATCTGGTTTATTATTGATATGTTTTTCTTCTTCTTGCCCATCATCATCTTCAGCAGAAATGGCACACAATGACAATACTGCATATTTCTTCATATAGGTATTAGCAGCACCTTTAGCCTGATTACCAGGTTTTTCACTCTCAACAACACGACAATCTTCTATGAATTGACCGGTAAGAGTATGTATCAATCGAGTGTAAAGATATTCCATACCGCTATCATTGGGACGAGCGAAGTGCCAGATAATAATATTTTGTTTAGACAATGCACCTTTAACAGATTTATAAATAGCCCCTATTTTAGCATATTTATACTTCTGGAATGAATTATCACCGTCAAGGCCAGTAAATGAGAAGTCATTCTGAGCAAGTAGAAATGCAGATGCCAAAGCACGTACATCATCCGACATTGCAGGACTATAATTCTTAACGGTTAGTTGTTCCATGAAATCCTTAGTGTATTACGCTCATATTTTTAGATTCATATGCATCAACATACTTTTTTATTTTTCTCATCGTCTTCATTGAACATGTTTCTGGAAATTTTCTAAGTCTCATGAGAGTGATGTAAGATATGTTTAAATCACGCACTAATTCAGTCATTGAGAGGAATTCAGTCGTACGAATTTCTTCAAGTTTCTTCAGGTATTCTAGTAATAACATTATATTCCTTATATATATTAATCATTGTATATAGATTAGTTTATAGTGTTGACAATAAATGTCAATAATATATACTATCGTTATAAAATATTGATAAATAATTGAGACGTCGACAGTTTTTAAACAACTGAAACGTAGACAAACTGTCGACAGTTGGAAGTGTAGAGAGGGAAGTGTGAAAACAGTAAGCGGAGTTGTACCAGAAATGACAATAGCAGAACTATCATCGCTTTTGCAAAAACGAATCGATATTCGTTTGAAATCATTTAATGAGCACTATGATAAGTTAAAAATAATTAATACTGAGATTGAAGAATTAGAAAAAAAAATGGCTGAAGTCATTATAGAACTGGAACCAGTTCAATCTTTAATCTATAATCAAAATCCACATTTAGAAAAAATATTTGAATCACTCAAACGTATTTATGGAAAGGTAGACAATGAAAACAGTGAATGAAGTTTCATCATTGATAGAGAAATTAACTAATGAATTAGATACTGAAATTAATCGTGTATGGACTGAGTATACAGATCTTCATGAACAACTTAATACTCATCGTGGTGTACCAATAGATGATAGCAATGTTGATGAAGTTAATAGGATACTTAAAGAAATTCAAGAGAAGTTTGCTTCATTGTATCCAGCGTATCATTTTATTGCATTGAGACATCAATATGCATCAAATGCAGTTACTTTCTATAATGAGTTCATTGAGACACTTAAAAAATCTGGTGCTAAACAAGATGAAGTTGATGGCATTATTACCGGTGAAATAGAAAATGGAAGAGCATAACATCTATCGCTCTCTTGAAATTAATGAAATTATGGGAACCCTGGAAAAGGCACAAAGTAGTTATAATATACTCATTGCAAACCAGGATGCCCCAGGCGGAAGGTTAGTTAATGTTAAATATATTTTAGAAGCTGTGAGTGAATCATTGTCAGAGAATGGTTTAGGATTCTTCCAGTTCATTGAATTATTAGATATTAAATTGAGAAAACTAAACTCACCTAAAAAAGAAGAGATTGATCTGAATGCTGTTATCAATAAAACACAGTACGCTGAGTTACTTTTTGAATTGGATGGATTTGATAGCATTGCCAAAGATATAATGGACGTATATGACATTCGGACACTTGCAGATCTTCCTGCTTGTGAATATTATAAGGCACGATCAAAAATATTAAAGATCAAAAGAACTCAAGAAGAATATCTCAGAAAAAAGTAACACACTGTACTTATGAGGATGTGATTAGACTCCTCACCTCATAAGTAACTCCCATGGTTCGGGTTAGGATCCATGGGAGTTGTTGTTGGGAAAAAGCAAGCTTATAAAAAGTGCATCAAATAGGTGTTTTAGTCAATAAAAAAGCAAACCCCATAGTTAGTTAGGTAACTACAGGGAAGGTAGGGATCAGAAAACCCCTTAATTAATTATATCAGTGAACCACTAAAGAAGTTAACTATTCCTGTTACTGGTGAATCTGCAGATCCTGCAATTCCATCGAGGTTAATATTTGTACCTCCAGTATTATTAGTAACAGTTACAAAAGCGGTATCTCCTGCAACCATGAAAGTATAAAAATTACTATTAAATTGACCATATCTTGCCCTCTGCAATGTTGATCCAGTTAAAAAACCTACACCTACTATCATTGCAAAAGTTCGAGTGCTTGTAACAAGATTTGCATACACAGGTTGTTGAACTTGATATGTTCCACATTCACATAATATACCTACAGAAAAATTATATACCCCAGTAGTAGGAGCAGTAAATATACCAGTTCCTATATTATAGTTACCACCTATATTATCTACAATAGTATCATATAAAATTGTATAAACTTCACCACTACCTGTTACATTAGTAACTGTATCAAACATATATACAAAGAATGATGGTACTGCAATTATACCAGTTGCTGAAATGGTAATTGTATTTGCACCAGCAGTCACAGCTATACCACCACCTGCGGTGATAACAGCGGTTCCAAGTTGATTATTAGCTTCAGTAACTACAGTAGCAGTAGATCCTACATTAACTCCATCAATACCAGATATAAAGGCTTGATGAAGCTGACCGCCTCCAACTCCAGTACCTGCACCAATTCTTAAGGTATTTGTTTCGGCAATAACTCCTACTACATTTGTACCTATAAGTATATTACTACTTTCACTTCCTGTATAAGATTGTCCTGTAAGTGAACCGATTAAAACATTTGTAGATCCAGTTAATAACGATTTGCCTACACGATTTCCAAGCATAACATTACCATTACCTGATGTAAGCGATACTGCACAATCAAATCCTAATACAGTATTCGATTGTCCTGATATTGTAGCATTTCCTGATCCATTACCAATAATAGTATTATCATTAGTATCTGTAACATTAAATAATACCGTATCAGTTGCGCCAAAGAATGCTACACTAGATCCTGCATTTTGTGCTACTGTATCTGCTATTAAATTTATTACACCAAGTACAGGTGCTGCAGTCCCATCATCGGTGACTATTGTTTGAACAACATCACCGCTACCACCAGTTGAATTAAGTGTAATGGTATTAGTTCCTGGATTACCATCAAAAGTAAAACCTACAATACCGGATACCAGATTAATATTGGAGTTAATATCAGGGTCAATAGCCCCACCGGTATCACCGGTGAGGGTATCTAATATTCCTGTACCGCCAGCATTATCTATCTTAGTCCACGTTGCTAACGAACCTTTGGACATCATATCTCCCGCAAGAGATACGAGTACCCAAACATTTTGATTTGTCTCATTAAGCCATAAGTCACCTAATGAGACATTTTGTGTATCAAATTGGTTTGGATCTCTCATGTTAAATGTCCAATTGGGTGGTTGATTAGCATTGGTTCCGGTATAAGCGGTTCCTTGTTTTCCACCCAATCTATTACTCATTGTTTTGCCTCCAAAGCAATGATACGCGCATTAAGCTTTTTAATTTCATTTAACAGTAATACTGGCAAATCATGATATTTAACAGTATAAGGATTCCCTTCTTCATCTTTTACAGCGAGATCAGGAAAGACTTCATATACTTCTTCAGCGATTAAACCGTACTGTTTTGTTTCAGTTGGATCTGAATTATAAGCAAAGGTAACTGGATTAAGTTGGTAAATATTATCAGAATCAGTTTCCATAGGATTAATGTTATGTTTGAATCGTCTTGATGAAACAACAGTACCAAGTAAACCAGTATTATCGACAACAACAGGCAAACCGCTCACTCCAACAGTTGTCCCAAATACACCAGCAGTAGTAATACCTCCAGATCCAGATTGAAGTATTAAACTTGACGTCGTATTAACACTTCCCACTGTTACTGTTTTTGCGCCAGCACCTGTACCTATAACTATACCTGTTGCTGTAGCATCATTCGATATCGCTATAAGTCCTGTACCAGAATTAATAGTAATAAGACCATTGGTAGAGATTGCAGTTATAGCACCACTTCCAGAATGTAAAGATAGATTCGATGTACTAGTGGTACTTCCTAC